ATTCATGTCCTCAAGTTTTTTAATTCCTATATCTTTTGCTACTTCTGGTGGTATAATATATTCACCATTTGATATGGCAACCGGAACATCATCGTCAGGATTAAGATCTTCACCTGTAATTTGTACGCCTTTTTTTATTAAATTACGAATTGATTTTTTTATTAAATCATTGATGTGTTTTGTACCATGATACTCAACACTTGCAGCGTTAAGAACAAATGTACCTTCTGGTAATTGTGTAGGTACACCATCGTCTACTGGTCCACCGCCACCGGGAACAGCTACTTCACCTACTGGAGCACCCTGTATAACATTACCATTAGCTATTGCTTCGGGTGGAAGATCTCCACCTAATATACCGCCATTTTGCATATTTACCATTCCGCCTTTTTCTTTTGCTTGTATAGTATCATATACAGGATGTATTTTTCCTCTGACAGAAATTTCACCTATTGCTTCACCAAAATCTAACTCACCTGTTAAGGTAGGTCTTAGTCTTGGTTCAGATGGTAAATTTTCATATCTTTTTAAATTAACACCACTAGGAAAATTTGTATTTAAAGTATAATAGTGTTTGCCTTTTTGCTGAACAGAAATAAGAGTGGGGGCTTCTTCATATCCTTTAACTGGTTTTGTCCATTTCCAACCCGCTTTTTTCTTAAATAAATTTGTTTTTATTTGAGTTTTACCTTTTCCTACACTACCTATTTTTTCAACTTCTTTAATATCTCCTAAAAAAGAAGGCTTACCTTCTGGTGAAACACTTATTGATGCTTTTGCAATATTTTTATTAGTTATATCAGTATTAGTTGTAGTATCAATATATTGACCACCTTTAACACCTGCTATTCTTTCAGGTTTTGGAAAAATTGGAACAAATTTGTCTGCTTTTTTAAGTGCCTCTCCTGCTAATTTACCTCCGGGTAAAAAACTTAAAGAAGCCAATCCAATATCTGTAAGTGTACTTTCTTTATCTAATACTGTTTTTGCTACATCTATCGCCCCACCAACACCGGGAAGAAATGTACTTGCTTCTAACAATCCTTCTCTTTTTTGTTCTGCTGCTTCTGGTGTAGGTTCTTCTACTGATTGAACAGCTTCACGAAACTTTTCTTGAGAAAAAGCAGTAGGAATACTTTCCATTGCTTGTTTTACTCTTGGATCTACGTCTGGTGTATTCTTTGCATATTCTACGGCAAATGAACCAGTATTATCGTCAAGTAATTTTAATGCTTCTTTGTCTGCATCAGATGGATCAAAACCAACACGATTTCCCGATAGGATATTACGGAGAGATCGTTGTATTTCTATGTTTTGCATATCTGTCATGTTATTTTTTCATATTTATAAAAGAAATTTTACCACCATCCCTTTTAAAATCTAAAGGATTGAAAGCTGGAGGTGCTTCAGGTGCTGGTGCTGGTGCATCCATTCCACTAAGACCAAAATCTCTTTCAAAAGAACCTACAGTTGGTGCTCCCCCTTTTCCAGTAAACATAGAAGCTGCACCAAAACCCTCTCCTTGTGTTTCTGTAACACCCGGACTTACACTAGTAGAAATACCCGGAGTTGGAGGAGCTGCATCAAAGGGGTTAAAAGATGGCTCTTCTAAAATACTTTTCCCAGATTTTATTGATTCATTAATAACATTATTTACTGCATCTGTAATAATACTTTTATTTTTTTCAAATACATTTTCTGCACCTCTTCCACCACCACCAGTTGATGTAGTTCTTGCTTGACCACCTAAAACATCAAACAAATTTGTTAGTCCATCATCTAATTTTTTTAAAGTATTATATCCAAATTGACCCGGTTTTAAGTCTGGTCCTGCTGGTGATGTAATTGTAGGATCAATATCATCTGGTGTTACCAAACCAAACTCATCTATTAAATCTTGCTCATCTTCTGAATCTTCATCTTCATCGTCTGGATCTATAACATTACGAAAAATATCTGTTTCAAAATCTCCTCGTGGTGATGCACCAGTCGGTCCAAATCTTTTTTGTATATTTTCAAAAATATTAGAAGTTGCTTGACCAACTCCAGCTATAGGTTGAAAAGTTGTTTGTGGAAGTATAGTTGCTGTTTCTGTTGTCTGAGGTTTGAAAGTTTCTAATCCTTGAGAAAGAGCTTCTCCTCCAGCACCAGCCGAACCTACTTGAATTAATCCAGCAGGAAGGTTAGGATTAAAGTTTATACTTTCATCTTCTCTATACTTAACAGCCATAACTAGTTCCTATTCATCTCTCTATAATTACTCCGCAGCTTCAGCAATGTTCCCAGTAAAGCCAGCTTCCCCTGCAAGCGGTGTATTTCCGGTACCGATGTTTCCGCCACCAACGCCTGAGTCATCTGCTGGGTTTGCTCCAACAGGTACTCCTCCAGAGCCATCCATGCCTGTTCCTGCTCCATCAGTAGCCCCAGCTTGTGGAACGCCCCCTTGTGGTTGTTGTTGCTCATTTAAACCTCTCAATACATCTGCAAAAATTGCTGCTTCATTTACGTCATTTACTAACTCATTAGGATCTATGTCTTGTGATATAGCAAGCTCACGGATAAGATTAGGTATCTTAACAAATGGTGCAAGCATTGGATTAGAAACTGTTTGTAATAGTGTAACCAATCTTTGAGTACGAACTTCTTTTTGCATAACAGCAGAAGTTCCTCTTGGTTTGATTTCAAGATCACCAACAATCTCTGGATTGTCATCATTAAACTGCATATTCCATTGGAAATATGTTTCACCTAACGGCTTCAATAAATAATCGTCAATATTTTTAATTACAGATTTTATTGATAGGGTTGACGAACTCATCAACATAGATAATCCAGCAGCAGTACGACCTGTTCCGGTTACTCCGGTTTGTCCGTGCATGATACTTGGAATACCTGTTTCTTCATCAGCTAGTTGTCTAGCTTTATCATACATTTGTGCATTAGCTGGTGCAGTATTAGGGAAATTAATTGAGTTAATCGCTGTTCCTGTAACACCAGATTGTCTTCTAAATACTTTACCCGGATAGATGTCATAGTTTTGACCGGGAACCAACATTGCTTCATCAACGTCAAAAACCACATTGCCAGCGAGAGCAAGATTGTCTATCGCCATGCGAATGTGACCATTCATTAGTAATTGTGCATCTTCCATGTTCTCTGCAACACCTACACCAAATAATTGATATGGGTTGACTTCATAGGGAAACGCATGATACGGCATACGTTCTGGTGTAAACGGATTAACTACCAAACGTAATATTTTATTTCCTGAGATCCACGCATTTACCGAATACGAATCCATGTTCGACATATCTTCAAAAATTTCCAAACCAGCTTGCTGTGCCATTTTAGAATCCATAGTACCCCAATACTCCAAAACTTCAAAGCGAGAATCGGAGTAAATAGGATCGTTTTGATCCGATTGTAACTGTGCTTCAAAATACTTTTCTTCATAGTTAGGTCCATTTTCTAACAATTCATCAATTGTTCTGCGATTAAAATAGGGTTCATCTTGAAGTTTTCGTAGTTGATCTCTATTTAACTTGTGTCTTTGTATAACATACTCTGCTTCATCCATGCTAGTAGCATTAGGATCTGGATATAAGTTCCAACATGATACATGATCTACACTTGGTTTATCTTTATGAATAGGTGAGTATTCTTTTTCACCCATTTCATTTTTTCTCCATCTAGGTATAGTTTTATCTGTAGTAAATGGTCCTTTAATTATTCCTGTTCCTAACAGACAACACTCAAATAAAGCCTTGCGTAGTTTTTTTACTGCATCAGTATCAAGTAACTGATCGTGTATTATCTTTTCCATGTTAGCAGCCGCTAACGCAGCAGGTTTTATTTGTGGTTGACCCATCTTTGCTGGACCAGCTACAAGATTTTCACTTTCATACTCTTCGCCTAACCCTCTAACAATAGGGTTTTCTTGCATACTAGTTGCTTCCATTGCTCCCGGTAGTAATTCCATACCATCACCGGGAAAACCAAAAGGACTTTCTTGTTGTTGTTCTTCTGGTAATTTTAAATGAGCAAATTCAGGCATACCTTCAGGAGAAGGAGTTGACTCTACTACCAATGGAAATTTTTTATTGGCAAATAGTATATCACTAATTTGTCCGACTGCTGCTAATACTTTAACTTTGGTTATCTTCACAAATACTTTAGATTTTTCAGACTCTCTTAGTTTATCAGCATTAGCATGATCGGTTAATCCTCGATAATTTTTGTATGCTTTCAACCAGCGTTGTTCGTCAGAATATCTGCCGTCTTCCGCAACTTGAAATCTTTCACGAATATGTCCTACAAGACCACTACCTA